GACGAATATGTAGGAGAATATGAAGAATATGACGCATAATTGGGAGAAATACTTTGACACAAGCTCAAATTATTGGACAAAACTTCAAGAGCTTTATAAAGTCAATGACAAATACCCAAAGATTATTGTCAAAGGAAGAGAATTACACCATAAGTTTCTGAGATGCTTTTCGAGATTAGAAGGCACTGAGATTGACAATGACAAAGAAAACTTGGTTTCGCTTTCTTGTGGTGAGCATTTTCTTGCTCATTGGCTGTTGTGGAAATGCACGAATACTGGTTATAGGCGTTACACTTCAAGACCTGTAATATTTATGTATAAGAAGTCATTGAAATACATTACAGATGAAATTGCAGAACTTGTTGCATCTGAATGGAAACAATTTGATTTAAGTCATTCCGAAGAAACGAAGCGAAAATTGTCTGAGGCAAAGAAAGGTGAAAGAAACCCATTTTATGGTAAGCATCTCTCTGAAGAAACTAAGCGAAAGATGTCTGAGTCAACGAAAGGAAAACCAAAATCCGAAGAAACTAAGCGAAAGATGTCTGAAGCACAGAAAGGAAAACATCTCTCTGAAGAACATAAGAGAAAGTTGTCTGAGTCACAGAAAGGAAAACATCTCTCTGAAGAAACAAAGACTAAAATGTCTGAAGCACAGAAAGGAAAACCAAAATCCGAAGAAACGCGAAAGAAATTGTCTGAGGCACATAAAGGAAAACATCTCTCTGAAGAACACAGAAAGAAATTGTCAGACATTCATAAAGGCAAACATTGGAAACTTGTTGATGGTAAACGAGTTTATTACTAATTATAGAGAGGAGAATAAAGATGGACGACTTGCAGACCGAGAAGAATCGAATTGAGGACCAACAACTGGAAAACTTCACCGAGAAGAGGGCGGCTTCCGTGAAGAAATTACATGACAGACTTGAGAAAATCAAGAAATTACAGGAGAGAAACAAGAAATAATGTTAAGAGTTTCACCAGAAGAACACAAATTCTTTGAAGTTTCATGGAAAATTTCAAATCGTTGTAATATGTCATGCCCATATTGTGTGCGAGTCCAAAAGAAAGATGAAGAGCCACCAGACTACATAAATATAGCGATGAAGATCAACGATTTCTTCAACGAAGAACGGTTGGAGAATAGCCAACTATACATTACGGGCGGTGAGCCATTTCTTTGGCCATTAGAAACATTATTTGACGGAATACTCACTTCGCCATGGTTAAAGCTTATTCGAGTTACATCAAACATGTCATTGCCAACAGAACGCTATTTGTTAGCTAGACGAATATTAGAGTCTAATGGAAAGAAATTCTTATTAAAAGGCAGCCTTCATCAAACAACAAGAGACAGTCAAATTGCTTTCATAAAGAAATGCAAAGATTCTAAAGTTGATTGCATTAACATTGTTTGTAATGATGACAACTACGCTGATTATTTGTTATTGTTGCAAAACTTTGACTTTGATGGAGACAGAACAGTAATCGTAGATGGCCATAAAATGGACATAAATTGGATGGTTGAGCGACTAACAGGTGGTGGAGTTCCAGACAATGTAAAGTCAATTCCAAGAAAGAGCAGAACATTTCAGATTTCAGAAAATGGTTGTATGTGTTCAGCTGGACAGACAACAATAAGAGTTGAGCCGAACGGCGACATCAAAATGTGTTTCTCTACTGGAGTTATTGGTAATGTTAAGAATAATGACCTGAGAATATACAATGAGCCTTACCACTGCACAAGAAAGACTTGTAGTGGCTGCCAAAACATATGGGTATATGACCCTGAAAACATAAATTTCATTTACCGTTATGGTAAAGCAGAACAAATAAAACAGAAAGGAGATTATGAATAATGACTTATTTGCTTACACAGTTTAATTTCTGGGACCTTTGCAGATTCTTCACAAATGACCAACACAAATTTGTTTATAAATCTGCGCCAGAATATGTAATAAAGTTTCTTAAAGACAATGGTGTCAATGTTGAGCAGTCAGACACAAGGCCAGAGGGAGCTATACTTCACAATGGCTCTTATGCTACATGGCCAACAGAAGAAGAATTGAATCCAGACATTCTTGTCCATAAGTTTTACATAGATGACAACAATTACAATTATGTCATCCATTCAATTAAGCCAGGCGACAAGCTGATTTATTCAGAAGACTTAACAAGACAGTTGAGCCCAGAATTAGAAAAGATTGCGACATTCATTTCAAAGAAAACACCAGAGAAAGCCCCAAAAGAAAGAATTTACATAGACCATGTAATGACTAACAATTCCGACTTGAATACAGTTCCAGAAGAGTATGACATTGTTCATTATTTGGGTAATGTTGTTGGAGCTGTAAAATATAGACGACATAAGTTGAATGATTTCTTAAAAGAGCATTATAAAGTCGCCACTATTTATAAAGGCTATTGTGATGTTTCTAAAGCTTCTACTTTAATCATTAGCGACCCAAGAGGTTCATTTGACTTAGTGAATGATGCAGTAAAACATAATGTTAGAATCATTTATGACAGAACAGACAACTGGAATGCTTTATACCCAGAAATCGAGAATAGCTTATTTGAAAATGCTGATGTTGTGTTTTGTTCATCTCAATACTTATTTGACACTCTTTGTGCGCCAATTGAGAATAAAATTCTGCTTCCAAATGCTGGAGATGAATGGAATTACACAAACCCAACAAAAGAGAAAATTGTTGTCTACATTGGCAAATCAACTAACAAGACAAATGACGAGCTCTGCAATAAATTAAAAGAAGCACATCCTGAATACAAATACGTTTCTATTGGAGCTAAAGTCGAAGGCTGGGAAAATCTGCCATTATTGCCAAAAGATGTTATGATGTCATATTTGGACCATTGTGAGATTGGCGTAATCCCATTAAAAGAAGATGACTATTACAAAGGACAGCTTAACCTTAAGGTTTGGGACTATTTGAACGCCCATCTTAAAGTTTATACCAACAATACATACAACTTCCAGGGAATACCTAATGTTTACGATGACTTTGAAAAGGCGGCTCGCGCCGAATTCATAAACGTGGATGTCCCCAAGTGGAAGGACGTGTTCGAGACTATTTCTCAAAATGTCAGAATATTATAGGAAAAGAAAATGTATTGTATTTATAGAATAACAAACCTCATAAATGGTAAAACCTATATTGGGCAACACAAATATAAAGAAACGCCTTATGACCATTATATGGGGTCTGGGAAACACTTAAAAGCTGCCCAAGCGAAATATGGAATTGAAAACTTTATAAAAGAAATCATTGTTTCCAACATTGAAAGTAAAAGTGCCATTGACAAATTAGAGATTAAATACATTGCGTATGAGAAAATTTCCAATGGAAATGGCTGTTATAATATTGCGACTGGTGGAGAAGGATTTAGTGGACATCATTCTATTGAAACACGAAAGAAAATGTCTGAGTCTCGTAAAGGAAAGAAACGCGGACCTCATTCTGAAGAAACTCGAAAGAAAATTTCTGGGTCTCGTAAAGGAAAATCAGCTTGGAATAAAGGAAAGCATCTCTCTGAAGAAACGAAACAAAAGTTGTCTGAGTCACTGAAAGGAAAACTTAATGGCAGGCATCGCTCAGAGGAAACAAAGAAGAAATTGTCAGACGCACGCAAAGGGAAGCCCTCTGGAAAGAAAGGGAAACATCTCTCAGAAGAAACAAAGAAGAAAATGTCAGAGGCACAGAAAGGAAAGCATCATTCTGAGGAAACTCGAAAGAAATTGTCTGAAGCAAATAAAGGAAAGCATCTCTCAGAAGAAACAAAACGAAAGATTTCCGAATCAGTTAAGAAACATATAAGTAAACAGAAGGAACTTTGAAAATGGCACTAAAAACTACGTCAATTCCACTAAATTCTCGTTTATGCACGAACTCCGAGCCTATAACGAGCGTCTCGGACAAACCATCTTTTGAGCGTAAGAATTCCATTATGTGGAATCAGACTATAAGAAATGCATACATTACCAATAACGATGGCTATGTAACGACAACTGGAACGAACATAAAGGTGGAACAATACGATTCTGGCGCCGCATTAAAGTATAACAACAAGACTCTCTACACCAATTTCAATTGGTTGCTTTCAGAAAAGTATAAAATCCCAGCTTTAGCTTCTGGAAAATGTATTGCTAAATGTGTATGGGAAGACAAACTTTATTCATTATGGGACAATACAGAAGTTGTCAGTTTGATTGTTTCTGACAAAGATGGCTCAAATCCAAAACAGACAGACTTGGACTGCAACTCTGCAATCATTTCATCTATTTATAAATTAGACCAGCCACCTATGCTCTTTACAGTAAAGACAACAGAAGTTGGCTCAAATCTTTATGACAACCATGTTGCTGGTTATTACATAAATGACCTAAATACTGAAGTTCTTTCTTATGACACAAATGATTATATTCCTTTGGGTGATGCTAACAGCGCTACTGTGTTTAAGGGTTCTAATGGAAGAACCTGCTTCATCTTAGGCTGTGACGACATTGACCACAACCGTTCTAAAACATTGATTTGGTATGACAACAAGAAAACAGCCCCAATTATGTTAAAATGGTTTGGCTGTGTTTCACCAACTGGTGTTATTACTGGTGAGCCAATTCCAGACCCAGACATTTTCAAGAACATCGAGCGTAATGCAAACGGAACGTATTCTTGGGACATGTATGGAACAACATCAGCCTATATTGCAGGCCAACTTATTGGTGGTTACACGCCACCTGTAGAAAATAAAGAAAAGTTTGACAAAATCATCATTGACAGCTGGACAAATGACCAATGGGTTCGTTACAATATGTCGGCTAATGACACTAAATTGGAAGATGATGATGTTGAGCCAAAACGCTATTATGTTAGCAACTATGCAGACAACCAAGGCATTTACTATGACTATGGACAAGGTTGGCTTAAGACTTATGTAAGAAAATGCCAGCTCTCTGCTAACAACATTATTGATTGTTACATTTATACTTATGGTGCTAAAAGAGTCTCTAATCTTCCATACAGAAAAGAATCTATTATGGCAAAAGGCGTAACAGCAGTTTGGCCATTTACATCAGGACAGCTTTCTACTCGAGTTTATACTGTAGGCGGAAACAACAAATCAGCAAATTCTATTTTGCCAACTATTCCATTTACAGTTGAGATTATTCCTTCTGACAATGTCAACAACATTCAGAATCTTGACATGCAGGTTTATGGTTTAGCCCCACTTTCGTTCAGCTGGAAGAAATCACTACTTTGCGCTGGTGCTGGTGACAATGGCTATGGCTACTTTGTTTTGCAGTATTCAGAAGATGAGAAGTCACTATGGTTTAATGTCGCTTCATTGTCATTGAAAGTTGAGCAGACTTCTAACATAGAAAAGTTTAAGATTGAGAAGCTCGCTGACTATATGTTCTTGACAAACATTCTTGATGAAAAGAACTTGTTAGTAGAAGACCACAGTGGAAACTTAAATCTTGAAAGAACAGCTATTCCTTACAACATGGAATGTATTCTTCAGATTGAAGATGCTAATATGACGCCACCTTCTGTTAGTCAGACAGTAGCGAACAACACATTCAACTGGGCTGCTGCATTTAATGACAAGGTTTATAATGGCGTTTATACTAACAACAATACGACATCAACAAGCTATTTGTTGCCGGCTATTTCATTGCCAATGTATATTAGCCCATCAGAATTGACTGGCATAGCTACAGCTGTATTGGAAAATAAAGGATGTTTTGTTCAGCCATTATTGAAAGGTTTGTTTAATGAATATGAAGGCGTAAATGTTTATTACACTATTACATCACAGACTTCTACATTAAACTATATGACAACAAATGTCGTAAAAGAAACAGATGTAACAAAAGACCGCTTTGACTTATACGGAAAGAAAACATATGAAGTTGCTAAAAGAGGCACATCTTATACTTTGACAACATACATATACCCAGTCGCTATTGGAACATTTGTTGAGAATGTCAACTATATTCAGCCAACTGTATTGCTTGAAGAAAACTATGCAGTTCAGCTTTATATGACAGACAACCATTTGTTCGCATTCTATTTGTATGCTAACAGAATTTTCAATGGCTCTAATGTATTCACTATTTATGGCTCTAACTATTATTATGATGGGCAAGCTATATACTTTATTGGTAAAGGCAGCAACTATTCATCTAATGAGTTCGTTTGTTATGCATTAGGATTGAAGTTTCTTGCCAACTCTGGAGCAGAAGCATTCTTCTACTCAGACTTTGAGAAGAGACTGTTCATATTCACTGGCTCAAACACTATGCAACCAGCTGACTTATTGTCTTCTGTTGGCTTCATTACAGACGCTATGTTCAGCTCAAAAGAACAGATGCTCTATTTGTTGACAGATGACAACAGAGTCGTAATTCGCTCTACTACTGACACATGTGCATTGGATGACATTCCAGATGGCTCACACCTTGAAGGAACAGATGATGGCGCTGCTATTGTTTGGGATGGTGGCTATTTTGTTTATTCACCATTCAAAGGAACATCATACAGGCCATTCAATCTTGAAACTGAGTATTTGGGCAATGATGACGCATTGGGTAAATGCTCTTATGCAGATGTTTTGTTGTATAAAATAACTGACAAACCAATAAATGTCACATTATACTTCCACACATTGAATGGAATTGAAGACAAAGTTGAGACGAAGAAATATAGTATTGGCGTAAATGATTGGCATGGCAGAACATACAGAATGAGAATTACGCCAAAGAACTCTACAGGCAATGCTTTCAAAGTCGGCATTGAATCAAAAGACTTAGTCGCTGTAAGTTACATCGGTTTTGCCACTGACAAAATCGGAACAGGAGCAGCAAGAAGGTAAATCAAAATGGCAGCAGTAAAAGGTATTAAAGAAGTTCAGCCAAATGAAGTTGTGTTTGATGATGACACAGTAATGACCGTCCGAGATGGCAGTAATTTGCTTGAGCTTTACCATTCTGCAGTTTATGACATATTGACTACAAAGAAAGGCGACCCAAAGAATCCACTGACATCTTTTGTTAAGTCTGGAATCAGTAAGCTTAAAGAGTCATCTTTAGTCCAATTAAACAGAATGGTTAAAGAAACAGCTCAGTATTATGACCATAAAGAAGCAGATGAAGACTTCATTCATTTCAGATTGGACAAGAAACTGTTTGGCTGGCAGAAAGAAGTATTAGCAGATGACGGCAAGAAAGCAACATTGCTATGTGGCCGTCGAGCTGGAAAATCTTATTGTGAAGCTGGAAAAGCAGTATTCCATTGTGCAAGAGGCTATGATGAGTTTAACGGCTACAGAAAGCCAAGAAAAGTAGCTGTAGTCGGATTGACAGTGCAGAAATGTGCTGAAGTATTCTGGCTTCCAATGCTTACATTTGCTGACATTTCAGGACTTTCATATAAAGCAAACAACTCAGACTATAAAATAACATTCGCTAATGGCGCCACTATTCAGTTGTATGGCAACTCATCAAAAGCTGAAAGAGAGAAAATAAGGGGAACTGAATACTCTTTAATCATAATCGATGAGGCACAATCACAGAATGCATTGCCATATTTAATGGAAGACATTTTAGGCGCTATTATTCGAGGTAGAGACTCTCAAGTATTTCTTTCTGGAACAGGTTCATTAACCGGCTATGGTTATTGGGCTGATGTCACTTCTGACCCTAAATGGAAGCATTACACTGCTACAATGATGGACAACCCAACTATTCCAGATCATGAGAATGCATTAAAGAAAACATTGGAAGACAACGGTTGGACAGAGGACAACATTACATACAGACGAGAATACTTAGCCGAAAATGTAATCGACACAACTCGAATGGTTATTCCAAAGTGGCATATTTGCCAAGAAGTTCCAAAAGACTTTATTGCTGATGGTTGCATAGTTGGCGTAGACTATGGTGGAGAAGACTATAACGCATTCGCGCCATTGCTTTACAAGAAAGACTCTAACAAACTTTATTTGGTTCATCAAAAGAAGTTTAATCATGCTGGTTCTGACGCTATTGTTAAAGCAGCCCATGACATAGAGAATTACATCTCAACAAATTTCAAATGTAAATGCTATTTTGTCGCAGACAGCTCAAATCAGCCAGTAACTATTGACATTCATAGACGAGGCATTAACATCAACAATGCATATAAAGTTGACAAGAATTTGCAGCTAACTAACCTTAGAGAAGCGTTAGGGAATGGCACAATTGAAATCGTAGGAGAAAACACAGACTTTGAGTCTGAGATTAAGCAGACAGTATGGAAATGGGATGACGAAAAGAAGTGTGTCATATACGAGATCGATGATGACTATTTCCACCCAGACTTAATGGATGCTGTTCGTTATGCTTATACAACATATAAGACAAAGTTTAGGAAGTAATTATGGCAACTATTGAGTCGAAATATGAGCGCAATCTAAAGAAACCAACTTATGCTGACAAGACTAAAATGACTGAAGCTCAGGCTGACAAAACAAACACTATTATTCAGTCAATGTATAACCAGTTCGTCAGTAAAACAACTCAGCCAGAAATAACGCAAATCGACTCATGGCAAGTAACCAAAAGAGCTAATTCTAATGTAGGCGAATACCATGACATGTGTTATGACCAGTTTTGCACGCTTTCATTTTACTTCAATTCTACTGGTTACACACCTTCTGACAGGCCAGTCGTATTTGTAATTAAGCCAGGCTACATTCTTTCAGACATTTCATTTGTTGGCATTGATGACTTAAATGCGCCAGCAGACTATTTGAACAATTATGGCTATTTCTTGTTCACATATAATGATGTAATGAAAGAATACTTTATTAGCTTTCAGCCTTATGCAAATTGTCCATCAAAATCTTGGTTGGTTTCAATGACATTCCAATACCAAGCAGATGCGTAGAGGAGGCTATTATATTATGATTATTTATTGTGACAGAAACGACGGCATATTTACGCCACAGATGAGCGACAGAATAAACGTAAAGTCTGACAATCTCTATGAGAAAATAAATGGTATTTCAGTAACGCCAATTTACCCACATGTTGATGTTGATTCACTGACCCTAAATGTGGCCAACAATCCAATGGTTGACTATGTTGTTGACAATTCATTAGTAATCAACCATCACTTGTATGTAATAAATGTTACAGTTACATGTAAGCAATCTTATGTAATGGACCATTTCGTAAAGATTGGTGACTTGAATGTTCCGCCAGTAACAGACATTATTTGTCAATATGATGATGGTGCTTTAATACTAAAAGTTGAGAAAGGACAAACTTCTATTCAGTTGATGGGAAATCTTGGCATGCAACCAAGTTTCTATTTCTATTATGTGGTTTAGAAAATATGGACAGAACAGACGCATTTAATTTAGCAGACAGCGACACAGATGAAAAGACAGTTGATGCATTGAATACAAGCTTTAATTCTATTAGCGACATGTGTGATGAGTTTACCAATTATACTACCCCTCAAGACTATGAAGTGTTCACATATTCAGGATTGATTACTA